TTATTCGGGCTGTGGCGTGGCTTTTGAAAACACCGCTAACCCCACCACAAAACCCCCGCAAGGGGCTTCAGTCCGTAAGACCGCCCACGATAGGAGGCTACCAACACCGCCCACGCTATCGCTATCATCACCAACGCCACTATTAGCTAACGCTAATAAATCGCTCATGTTCATTTGCGCTAAATTAGTGTTTTGATGGCTTTCTACAACCTGGATCTGATCTTTGCCAAACAAGCTAACGCCCGCATCAATAAAGAGTTTTGAAACCTTTTCAGCCGCTACGATGATATTAGCGCTATCCTTTTCGTTATTAGTCAAGCTCGATCGCTTAATCATCTTAATCAGCTCACCTCTAGCCACCACCGCGCAAAATAAGATCTGTTTTTTAATATAAGCGGTGTTCATCGCTTTCAATAAGAGTTCGTCGCTCGTGGTTTCTGTGATCGCTTCTAAAACGATCGGATCTAGGTTCAAGTGATCTAAGCTTTGTTTTAACACTTCTTTGACTTCTTCTTTTTTCGTGTCTAAGAACAAATCCATATTTTTTTCGGTCAATTTATCGCCTAGAATTTCTTTTATTTCTTTTTCTTCTAAGTCCTTCGTGATCTTTCTTTTCATCCAGGCTTGGCGTGTTTTAATGTATCTTAAATAATTCTCATTCATTTTGTATTTTTTCGCTAGTTCTCTTATACTCATTCCTAGCGTTTCATACATCGCTCTTATTTCATTGAAAATTTTCCTACTCGTCCATTCGCCTTGATTGGCCCACTTGTTAAGCGTTTGTCGGCTTATGTTGAATTTAGCGGCGATCTCGCCTTGAGTGGCTAAAGTGTCCTCATAAGCTTCCCTAACCGCTCTTTTGAGATCTATTGGTGAAAGGGCTTCGTTATTTTGTTTTTCTTCTTCCATTATTGGCTTTCATTCCTTAAGGTTTTGTATTTTTTGAGATCGATTTTTCCGCTTGTCTCGTTAACATAATTGGCTTTGTCTTGGTATTCTTTGATTTTCGCTAACACTAAAGGAGAAACATTACCGCCTAAACTCTCTAACATTTGTATGTTTTTCTTCAAGGAGTTTAAGATCATTTCTTGCGTTTGCGCGATCCTTGCGGTGTTTTCTTCCTTGCTTCTAGCGCCCCACTCTGTCATTTGTTTAGCTTCATCTCTTAATTTCTGCGTTACCTGCCCGCCTTGCGCCATCGTTTTAGCTACTCTGTTAGCGTAACTGATCCTAGCGTTGTCGGTTTTAGCTAAATCGTAATCAACGCCTTTTAACCCTCTTGTCTTGTGGTTGATCCATAGCTTAATTTGATTGATTAGCCCGCTGTGTTCTTGCGCTTTTTGGATGAGATCATTTCCTAAATCTAAAGCCTTAATGTCATCAAAAATATCCTGTGTCGCTTTGTTAATGCTCGCTAGCCTGGTTTTATTCTCGGTTTTTAGGTTTAGGTTTCCGTTCAAATTGACGTTTAGATCCATCCCTAAAAACTTTTTAGCCATGTAGTAGTCAAACGCCGTGATGCTTCTATTTTTAATTTTGTTATCCAAATAAGCGATCCCAGTAGAGAGATAAGACGGCTCGTTAGCTTCTAAATCTTTCACGCTTTCATTAGCTAAATTTTGATTAGTTTCTAACTTTTCTAATCCTTGATCATTTCCGCTTTCGTTCGCTTTTTGTTGGGGTTGTTCGAGCGGTTGGTATAAGCTTTTTAGCTGTTCTTCAAAAATTTCGCTTTGCGTTTTTTCGTTGGTCATTTTTTTGTCCTTTCTTTTAGATCACTTTAAAAATGTTTTTTTTAAACGCTTCATCTTCTAGCTTGCCTTCTTGTATCAATTCTTTACGCTTCAAATTATAAGCGATCTCATTTTCTATTTTTAGCTTATTGTTAATGTTCTCGGCTTCCAACATTAAAGCGTTTTGCAATAATTTCACCTTGTCGCTTTCTATCGTAACCTGCAAGTAGGATAACGCTTTTAATTCCGCTAATTTTAGCGTTTTGAGTTTCTCAGCTTCGTTTAAAGCGTTATCAATGGTTTCTTTAATGAAATTATTCAAAACCTCGCTTTCAAGCTCTTTTAAAAACATTTCTTTCAAATTCTCGTTAATCACGCTATAAAACGCTTTCGGTTGCGCGCTTAAAAAACTAAAATCTAAATTCTTAATCACGCTCTCCGTGATAGCGTTTAACTTGGTTTCTAAAATCCCTAAAATCTTGCTTGTTAGTGCGTTTGTGGTTTCGTTCGTGGTTTCGGTGATGATTTCGTTTTTAGCCTGTTGTAGCGTGTTTTGTAGCTCTCTATCTTGTAAAATCTCTCTAAGCGTGGTTTTAATTTCGTTTTTTAGTTCAAGCTTTAAGTCGTTAGTGATCGCTTGCTTGTCAAATTGGCTTAATAATTCGTTGCGTATTTCGTTAGTTAAAGCTTGCTTATTGACTAATTCCTTAACATTCTTTTTTACCGCTAAAGGCATTTCTACTAATTCGCCGTTTAGATAGCCTTTAAAGGTGTTTTTTAGGCTTTCTAAATTTTCATTAGCCTTTTCTTTGACTAGATCGCTTAATTCGTTCCTCGCTAATTCTAGCACTTCATTATTTTTTTGTTTGAGCGTTTCGCTTTCGTTAATGAGTTCTTGGATCTTATCATAAAGCTTCATTTTTTCACTCCTTGCTATTTAGCAAGCATTCTATAAAAAGTCTTGAATGTTTTTAAGGCTTATTTCTCTTAAAGGCGTTAATCAACGCTTCAAGGCTTTCTAACTTCGCCTCGCATGTGTGGTCTTTGATAACGATTTTATGGTATTTGTCTTTAGTTTTGGTTATTTCTAAAAGCTTGTTAGCCTTGTATTGTTGGCTTTCTAGTTCTAGCTTTTGGATAGCTTCGTTTTGCTTGATCAGATGCGCTTCGTTAGTTGTTAGCCTAACGTTTGCTAACGCTAATTTAGTCTTTAGATTAGCGCTCAAACCTAACAAAATAACGATGATAAGATAAGGCATAATCCCCCTAAAAGCCCTAAAAATCAAGCCATAAGGCATTATCTAAAATCTAAACATAGGATTAGCGTAAAGCGCCTTAAAATCTTCCTTAGTTATCGTTTTAGGCTTTGGCGCGCCTTGCGCATTTAATGCGTTTGATCTTGGCGTTAGCGTTGTTGGCGTTTTCATAGCGTTATTATTACCCGCGCTTACGCTCGCTTTAGCGTTTGGTTTCGCTTTCGTTAGCCAGTCTTGTTGCAATTTATTAAACTGGTTTTCTTGCGCTAAACCTTGCATTTTGAGATCGTTCAAGCGTTTGTTTTGCTTGTGCATTTCTTCGTTCATGACCTGCTGTCTTTTAGCAAAATCCATGCTTTGCTCAGCTTGTCTTTTTTGCAAGTCAAAAGCTTCGGCTTGTTTCTTATCGTTCGCTAAATCTCGCATTCTTTGATACTTCAAGGCTTCTTCTCTTATCTTAGCGTTATCAAAAAGGCTTCCTGCGTTCGCTATCGTGTTCGCGAAATTGCCCATGCTTTCATTAAGCAATAAGTTAGCGTATCGTTGGTTATTCAACGCTTGATTAAAACTATCTAATCCGCCTCTGCCTGCGGTGATGCTTTCAAAATATGCCATTAGTTCGTCCTTTCTTTGAGTTTGTTCGCTATCACGCTAATAGTGATGTTTTTAGCTAAACTGGTTTTAGCGTTGCTCGCTTTGAAAGTGATCGTGTGTTTTCCTACCTTATCGCTTCTAAACAAAAACACGCTCCCGCTCGCTAGTTGTTCGTTCGCTTCATTATAAAAGCCTTCCTTAGCGTTCGCTAAAGTGCTAAAGCCCCATAACTTGATCGGCGCGTCTTTTAAGACTTCTAATTTATCGCTAAAAACCTGTATCGAATTAACTTCGCTCTGTTGGTTCAACTTCTCTAATTCCTTACCCAACTCGTTCAATAATGTTTTAAGTTCGTTTGTTTGTTCTTTTTCTTTCACGCTCACGTTCCTATTGTATGATGTGATTTGATCGTATTCACTGCCGATTTGCGCGATAATCTTAAACGCTGTTTCAAAATTGTGAAATGTGATCGTATTAGCCGCATTCGCTTGCACTTGTAATAAGCTCACAAATGCGTTCGCTCGGTTGATCATGGCGTTATCTTTTAGGCTTTTTAGCATCGCTTGGCATTGGATTAGCTTATTTAGGGTGTCCGCTTTGGCGCTCTGTAAGTTCGCTTGCATCCCTAAAAAGTCTATTTGCATTTTAGCCCTTAACTGTTCGCTTTGCAAACCTTGCGCTTGCTCGTTTAAAGCTAACTGCTCGCTTTGTAAAGCCGCTTGCATGCTCGTGGTGTTGAGTTCTTTGTTGTTGAAATTTTGCTTTTGTAGGGCTTCTTTGAATAATACAAAATTCCTTATAAATCGGGCTGTATCCATTTTAAGCCTTATCAACAATTTTCACTAAAAAATGATTAACGCCCTTGTCTTTGACGAAATCAAAAAACTTTTTCACCGCTTCGTTGCTTTTATAAATCATCTCTTCATCATGTTGCATCCCTAACAAAACACACCCTAAAGTGTCATGCGCGGAATTTCCAACATGGATTAAGATCTTTCGGTTTTTGAAATCCTTATTATTGGGATCTACTAGCTGTAACACTTCATGACGCTTATTATCGCATTTTTTATTTTGGTATTCTTTAGGCACCGTGCAACTCGTATCGCTCCATGCTAATTCGTAATCCCTCGCTACGATCGGCTTATCTAAATTCGGCGTGTCTGTGGGTTCTCCGCTGTTTTCTAAGGAAAAGCAACTAAAGAGCGCGTCTTTTTTTTCATAGTGTTTTATTATCGCTTGATCGCTTAAGCCTTGATCGTGCGTGCTTTCAAACACTCTAAAGCTCCCTAACATGCCGCTTTCTTTCTTATCTTTTCGCACTAACGGCCTTAAATCGTGTTTTCTTTCTAATAAAACTAAATACATTAACTTCCTTTGTTTCTTGGTATTTAATCCAAAGTTAGGCGTGGTTTTAAGGGTTAGGTTTTGTTTGCGTGCAAAACTTCAAATCGTTTTCCAGCGTTTCGGTGTAAATCAATAACGCTCGCAAGTATTCTAACGCTTCTAAATGCGCGCTTGGTCGTGTGGGTATTTCAATATCGCATTTTATAGGCACTTTCACCTCATGATAGATTGCCTTTTTAGCGCATGCGCTAAAGATTGCGCTAACACCAAACGCTAAAAATAAAAGCTTCATTCTAAAATTTCATAAACTAACGCTTGAGAATGCTTATAAAACACCCAGTCGTTACTATATGCTGTCGGTAGGCTTTGTGGGGTTTGGTTAGCAAAACTGGCGTTATTTAAATAGCTCGTTTCAAACCCATCCGTGTTTGAAGTATAATTCACGTTCACCCATAAATCTTTATGTTTCCTAGCGAATAGCGCTATCTTATAAGGCGCTTCTTCGCTTGGCGTTGTAAAAGGGCTATTCACTGAATAAGTGCCTATGTTTTTATTGCTACTCGTTAAATTAGAGGTTTTGTTTTGATAAAAGCTATTGAGGATCGGATAGACCTTATTATTCGCTTTCAAGCATAACACCATTTCACCCATGCTTTCGCTGTATATCCCATTCGTGGATAATTCATAAGGCATGCTAAATTGCACGATATAACTTTTATTGTTTTTTAGCGTGATACTAGCAAATTCAAACAATTCCCTAAATTCATCGCTTTCATTTTTGAAAAAACTTTGACGCCCATAAACATAAAGCCCTACAAACTTCATGTTAACGCCTTGCATTCTTGGCGTGTTTAGTAGCGTTTCTGTGGCTGTTTTCAACTTTTCTAATTCTAACGCTAGATCATTTTTAGCGTGAGTGAGTTCGGTCATAATGTTTTCTTTTAGCGTGTTTCCTGCAACGTTAAGCTTTTGTATTTCGCTCGTGGTTGCTTTTGATAATTCCAAATTAAGCCGTTGTTCTAATTCTTGCCTTTTAGCTTCTATGGCGCTCACTAAAGCGTCCATTTTAGCCTTTAGCTCCTGTTCGCTGTTTTCATAGCCCGCTAACTTGCTTTTAATGGTTTGGATCGTTTCTACGATTTTTATGTCGTGTTCATTGAAGTTATCTAAAATCTCCAACTGGTTTAAAAGCTTTGAAATGTGATAAATCCCCTCTAAACTTTTATAAACCTGCTCTTTGAAATCGCCATTATTCAAGGCGTTTTCTAAATTGACTAAATCCATTTTTCACAACCTTTTTTTTAGACTATCTAACGCTAAAGAACTCACGCTCTCCGCTCCTAAATACCCCACGCCTCCACTAATCGCTACGCACAAGCTTTGAGGCAATTGAAAAAAATAATCCGTGATTTCGTAGCTTATCCATGTGATGAGCATGCTACTTCCCACGCCTTGAATGAAATAAATCACTTTCTCCGTCCTACTTTTGAAATCCTCGTTCTTTATGCCCCTAAACACATACAAAACACCCACAAACAAGCCGATCACTCCTACCAGAAGATACGGCATGAGTTTAGAAATTTCAAAACCTAAAACTAAAGAATGTTGCATTATCTAACTTTATTTTTGAAAATTTTGATTTCGGGTTTTTCTAACTGCATGCCTTTTAAATGCTCGTTTAGTAGTTCGGCGATCGTTTCTATCACTTCTAAATTCTTTTTAACTTCTATTTCAAGTTTTTCGGTTTTGTTCATGTCTTCAATGATCAAAACAAGTTCAAAAATACTCAAAACACAAAACAAAAACAGCAATCCAGGAATGATTTTAATGACTTTTTCTTGCATGCGTTATCCTTTTAAGTTAAAGAGTTCAGGTATAAAAGTTCCACTTGTTCTAAAAAATCATCATCGCTTTGTTTCTTGCTTTTGACTTTTGCGATGAAATCCCTATAACCTCTATTTTTTAATACCGCTAACGCTCTTTTATCGTTTCTTTTTTTAAACGCTAAACGCTTTTTTTTAATGTTGCTAATGTTCTTAATATTTTTAAAATGTTTAATATGATTTATATTTTTCATTATAACCCTTTCTTTTTCTCTTATTTAATCCAAATCAAGGCGTGGTTTTAAGGGTTATTTTTCGCTCAAATCCTCCATGTCGGCTTGGCGTATCGTCTGGCGTTATAGGTTTCTTTAATTTCTCGTTTGATAGGCGCTTTCACGCTCTCATGCGTTATCGCGCTCGCTAAAGCGTCTATGCAATCGTCTTTTTTGAAAGGCTTATCTGGATTAAAACTAAAAAGCTCTTTTTCTATCTGTTCGGTGTTGTTAGCCGAATGGCTAAACGCTAAAAATCCCGTGTTGTAAAAAGGTCTTATCGCTTTGATCTTATCCACTTTAGAAATCTTTCGGCTTGGCGTGTAGCAAATGATCTCATCGTTTAATAGTTCCCTATTATTTTCTTTGGCTTGTTGGTTGTGTCTGGCTAATGCCACTAAAAGCAAACGATACAGCACTAAACCTCCGCCATCGCTCTCAATGTAAGTTTTAGCCTCCTTGTATTTTTCTTTGTGCGCTAGAATGTGTTTAATCGTATCTTCTTCGCTCCAAATCCCAAAAGAACAATCTAAAACGATGTACCTAACGCTTTCATTATAGTTTTCCACGCCAACGATAACGATCGCTCTGTTATCGGCGTTTTGGCTCAAACTTAAAGCGTTATCTACAAAAATATAAATATTCATCTCTCCTAATTCGTGCGTGAAAACTTTCTTTAGATACTCTGGATCAAAATACCCACCACTGCTAACGATCGGATCTTGCTGGTATTGGGCGCTAAATTCATCGTTACCCATTTGCAACCTTAAGGCTTCTAATTGATCCTTATTGTGTTTAGCTTCAAATAACGGCGTGTCTTTCTCTCTAGTGTGTTCAAAATCCTTTATCTTGTAGTGTTCTTCGTTATCGTTCAACGCTTTAAGCTGTATGATTTTCCATTTTTGGATCGTTTCAATATCAAATTCGCGCTCGCTCTGTAAAAATCCGCATAGATCATTACTCCCTAAGCGTTGCATTAAGATCGTTATGTTAGATCGGGTGTCTTGCAAGCGTGAAATAACGCTTTCTTTGAAATTCATATTAACGTTATTGACTTCTTTTTTAGAATTCATATCGCTCACTTTGATAGGATCATCGATCAGTATCTGGTTAGCATGAAAACCCGTTAATGCGCTTTTTAGCGTGGTAACAAACAAGCCTCCACCCTCTCGTAAAATAAACTCCCTTGAGTTGTTTTGCAAAAATTCTAAAGGCTCATCAAAAAAAATACTTTTGAAAAAAAAGCTATCCATTAAATCCCTTACTTGGTTAGCGATCTTTCTGCACAACTCATCGCTGTAAGAAATGTAAAAGATTTTCTTCGTTCGGTCTTTCCCTAAACTCCACGCTATGAAACACCTCGCTATGATTTCGGTTTTGCCATAGCTTGGAGGCATGTTCAAGATCAAACGCCTTATTAATTCGTCGTTTTGGCATGTGTTCGGTTGCGTGCATTCTAAAACCTTACATAAATATCTAATGTGCCAGTTATCCAAAAACGGCTTATTCTCGTATCGTTCCCACTTCAATGTTAAGAAGGAATAAAAATCACGCCTCGCTAATTCCCTTAACGCTAACTCTTTTAAGGCGCTTTGCTTATCCATTCGCTAACGCTCCCAAAGAAAAACAAACCGCTACCATAAAGCTAAACCCTAACGCTAAAACTAAAACGCTTATCCCTAACATTTCTAAAATCTTGTTTAGCATTTTCTAGCCTTTCAATAATCTAAATTCTGCGCGCTTGGGTATTTTCGCCATGTCGTTTTATCGCTCGTTTTTAGCTTCTTATTGGGCTTGTTGGCGCTCGTTTTAGCGTTATTAGCATTATTAGCGTTTTCTTGTTGCATTTCGCTAATCGCTACCGCTTGGTTAATTTTCTCGCTTTCGTTCGTGGTTTGTGATAAAGCCCCTTGCTCGGTGTATTTGTGCGCTTTAGCTTGTAATTCCAAAATCTCAGCTTGTAATTTTTGGATTTGCAAGGCTTGGATTTGCTCGTTATAAGGCGCGTTCGCTTGGGCGTTTTGCTCTTGTAAAGCGTTAGCGCTTTGGATCGCTTCTAAAACGTCGTTAGTGATCGGGCTGTCCATGTCGTTTAGCATCAATGGCACTAAATTAGGCACTAGATCCGGTCTTATGGGCGCTAAAATCTTTAACAATTCGTTCCAGTTATACCATTTTTCGTCTCGACTTTCTGTCTTTAGTTGGGATTTCAAAATCAGATCAAATTTCAGCGGTCTTATCTTGTTGTCATCGCTAGAATTGATCTTAAAATACCTATCTCCTACTTTCCTATCAACGATTTTGAAAACCTGTTCTTTAGTGAAATACTCACAAATAAAGCTAACCGCTAGTTTGAAAATCAAGCGATCCATTTCATCCGTCGCTTTTAAAAAGGTTTGTAGGCCCATTAAACCGCTTTCTTTTCTTTGCGCGATCGCCACGCCACTTTGTCTATTCACTGCCATGCCTAAGCTTTCATCATTTAGTCCCGCTAATAGCCTTAATAGTTGGCGTTTTTGTTCGGCTTTTTGGCTTAAAGCGCTCAAATCCGCTTGATTGTTCATGAATTGGATCTTATGATCTTTTAGAGCGTTCGGTCTTACCTTAGCGATCGCGTTGTCTAAGCTCATGGTTTCTACAAATTCCGCTACATCCACCACAGCATCCTCTTCAAACATCGCCTTAAAACTCCCCATCATATTCCCCATGCGGTTTTCGGCGTAGTTAATGAAATCTTGCATGGGCTTAATATCTCTAAATAAGCCGTAGTAATTGTTTAATTCGTCCGTGTATAGCTTGGATACGATAAAAGGGCATGCGCCGCTCTTAAAAGGTTTTAGCTCGCTTTTATAAATCCCAGCGCTCCGACTCCATAAATACCGATTCCACTCATAGCTTTGCGAATTTTGGTTATATTCCTTATACCAGCTTTCAATCACGCTCGCTATCCTTTCGTGATTGGCGCTTGAGTAATTCACCATCACGCTCTCACCAAACAATAATAAGGCTTCTTGCTCCGTGATTTCTAGCATCTTATGAAAACGCCTCGCATCTAACGCGTTCTTATCGGTAGAGAAATAATCAATCACGAAGCTTTCAGGTTTCAAGGCTTTAATATCAATTTCTACGTTTTTTTCCTTATCTTCATTCACCCACAATTGGATAACCCCTAACCCACCGATTAAAAGGTTCTTATCTCGTTCTATCATCGCCTTATCATAGTTTTCTTGCTGAATGAAAACCTGTAAAAGGCTATTGAGTAAATCGCTCAAGGCTCTGTCTTCTTCTTGTTTAGGGCTTAATCGTATTTCGCTGATGCTTTCTATCTTGTAACCTAAAATCTTATTCACAATCACTTTAAACATGTTTTCAACGATTGGCGTTTGCCCACGATCTAAAATGATGTTTAACACGTCTTGCGGGAGTTGGTTGCCGTTGTAGTATTTCTTAGCTTCTAAAAATTCAGCGTTAGCGATTAAAGCCTTTTGATAGTCGTTAGAAAAATCGTTCTCTAAGGTAGTAAAGTCCATTGAGTTGCCTTGTTCTTTTTACTTATTTAAGGGTTAGGTTTGGCTCTAAAACCTTGTCATTATATCAGCGTTGTTTTTAGCGATGGTATCAATCGCTTCCCGGTTATTCACTCGTTCCTGTTCTCTGGCGTTATAGCGTTGTTTTTCCAATTCAAACTGCTCTTTGGCCATTCTAGCGCTTTCTTTAGCGTTCTTGTTCTGCTCGCTAAAGTTGATCGCTCCCACGATCAAGCTCCCTAATCCGCCGATCGCTCCTCCTAGCATCCCTAAACCTCCATAACCTCCCACGTTCTCCATGAAGTTAGAAAATTTAGAAGCTTTAGGCGTTTCTACTGGCTTATAACTATTCAAAAAATCGCTATAACTCGTTTTAGAATAATTCAACAAGCCGAAGTTTTTCGGCATGCTTTCTCGTGTTAGCGCTGGCGTGTTGTTAGCGTTTTCAGGCTTGAAGTAGTTCGGATCGTTTAAAGGGTTCTTAAAAAACATTTTTTAACCTTTCTTAAAGTTTTCAATCGTTCTTAACATTTCTTAATTTTCAAAACATTTTTAAACATTTCAAAACATTTCAAAAATGCTTAAATTATTTAATACTCTACTTCAATCACGCTTGGTAAAAAATACAACACTCTCAACACGCCTTTAACGTCGTTCCCGTTAGCTTTTTTGACTTCTGCCACGACTACCTTATTGCTCGAAGCCGTGTAATCTTTCGCGCTCGTAGCGTTCTTATTGTTGAGATTGTCTAAAGTCAAAAAATAGTTTTTGGTGGTTTCATCTTTAAATCCCACGCTCACCGTTCCATCCGTAGGAGAACCTAGCACTTCTAAACTCACCTTCACCACTTCTGCGCCACAAGGCAAAGCCACTAAATCATAAACGCCGTTTTTGAATTCAAATTCCGCTTTTGCTAGATAGCTCACGCTATGGACTTTTTGTTTCATTTTCTTTTTTCCTTTCTTATTCCATGTTAGAGACTAAACCGATCACGGCAAAATCTTGGTTATCATAAGGCGTTAGCACTCCGTCCGTGCTTTGGTACTTGGCTTTAGACACGCCTAAAAGACAATCCACGCCCACTAATGATTTTCTGCCCGCGTCCACGGTTTCATCAATATAGAACCTCGTTTCTTTAGATCCCGCTAATAACACCGCGCTAGCGCCGATCAAGCAACCGATCGAGATCTCTTTGTTTTCAGCATTTTGTTTTTTGGCAGTTTTTAACGCTTCTTTGAGTTGGCTAGGCGTTACGATGTTGCTAACGTTCGCTTTATTCACGTAGCGTGAAAAATCGCTATCGCTCACGGTAGAATTGGGCATGCCCACGTTCAACTTATTCCACACGCCCGCATCAATCACCGGGCAATTGTCAATGACGCCCAAAAGCCCGCTATACAGCATGCCTTTATCTTCGCCTGCGAAGGCGTAAAGCTTGCGTAATTCCTTAAATTCGCTATCAGCTTTAAGTTGGTTGGCTTGGTAGCTATCCAAAAAGATAATGTAGCTCGTGTTTTGCACGATCACGTTACCCACGCTTTGCGCGCTCGCTCTAACGGGTTTAATGGGGAAGGCTTTAGCGTTGTTTTCTTTTAAGCCGTTTCGGGCGTGAAAAATCGCTTTTCTAATGGTCGCTACGCTCATGGTAGGATTATATAGGTAGTTAGTGAAATCGTTCGTCAAGCTCGCCACGATTCTTTTATCTCGTTCTTCGTTCATCCATGTGGTCAAGCTATCCACGCTTTCCTTAATGAAATCAATGCGTTCTAATTCACTGTAGGCTTTGATTTTAGAACGTAGGGAATTGCCAAAAGCGTCCGGATAGATCGTTTGGCTTAAGATCTCTAAATTATCATAATTCGCTTCAAAATCCGTATTACCGCTCACACCGCTGCCGGTTAATTGCGCTTTAATCCTTGGTCGGAAGGGTTGTTGATTAGCCACGCTAAAAAGCCTAATCCCACGATCCGCGCCGGTGCCTGTGATGCTAAAAAACGGGCTTTTTACCCAGCTTGCGTTTTGGATTTCCCTACCGACTTCTATCCCTAAATTAGGATTATTGGAAATGTTGTTGAAATTGATGTTATTGAGTTTTTCTAACATGATCGCTCCTTAGTATCTTGTCATGATGTTTTCATTGTTAGCGTATCCTACACCGCTAACGCCGTTACCTAACGCTTCTTTAGGAAGATTGTTTTTTTCTTCTTTCTGTCCTTCTTCAGGCTTAGAAAGAAGCGCGTTAAAATAATCTAAAACCGCTTCAAAAAACGCCTCGCCTTCTAACTTGTCAATTTGCTTTTTAATGCGGTTTGGGATTTCTTCATTGTAAAACTCTAAAAGCTCGTTCAGGTCAATTTCAGGGTGTTTTTTCAAAAACGCTTCTTTGTCTTTTTCAATCTCTTCGTTTTCTCTGTCTCTTTGGATTTCATCGCTCAAATCCATCGCTCTGCCCACTTTGTCCGTGAGTTTCTCCCTAAGATAGTTATTTTGTTCCGTGAAAACAAACCGGTAAAACTCGGGCTTGTTGCTAAAAAACAAATCTTCCACTTTCTCATTAGTCTTATCCACCATGTGCTTAATGAAATCCTGTTCCAAACTCGCTTCCGCTTGCGCGATCTCTCGTTTTAAGGTTTCAAGCTCAATTTCTTTTTCTTTGATGCCCATGCTTATCCTTTCTTATTGATTATCAAACTTTAGCTAAAAGCTAAAACGATTTTAAGGGTTAGGTTTTGTCAAAAAAAGATAACCCTATTTTTGTTTTTTCTTTTTGGCTAATATTCTTTTGCTATTAGGATTTTTCTGTCGTTCCTAATAGCAGTTTCTTTCTAGGTTTTAGTTTGGATGCGTTGCTAGCATTTAAAATACTTCTTATCCTCTTGAATGGGCTTGGTTCAAGAGGGATTCTCCTAAACCCTTACGACTTTGCTAAAATGAATATTTTTAGAATACATCAGGCTTAAATAGTTCGTTAGGTTATCTTTAGCTAATTTCAATAATTGCTTATAATTCGCTAAAACGCTAAAATTGGCTTCATGGTTAGGGATTTCTAAAAGACTACACAAAACGCTATACACTAAAACGTCAAGGCATATTTTAGGCAATTTCACGCTATCTAAAACGTTATTAACCTCTTCGTAAGTGTAATACACCACTTCAAGTTCTCCGCTTCTAAAAGGCGTTACACTCAGCTTATCGTTCAAAACCAATAATTCTATTTCTCCGGTATCTTTTTCTATGCTGTTACGGCTTTGTATTTCTTTTTTATCTAACTTGACGCTTTCTATCCCTAAAAGGTTATTAATCGTCAAAAAGCGCTCTTCTTCAGTGATTAAGGCTCTGGTGATCGTTTTATTTAGCTTAAATTCTAAACAAATTTTTAAAATCGCTTGGTTGATGTTTTCAATGATGACGCTGTCTAAAATTTCATAATTCCCCACTTCGTTGTCGTTTAAGCGTTCTCTAACCTTTGCTACAATTTCGCTAACTTCTATCATTTCAAAATCCTTTCTATCAATTGCCTTTCTTTTTCTGCAAAAAACTTTGGCTTGAGATAATAAACGCCTTTAATAATATTCTTTTCATACACTGCTAAAAAATCCGTTAATAAAGCCTTTTGTAGCTTGTTTTCTGGCTCTTTAGCGTTTAGGAGGTAGTTTTCTATGGTTTCAGTTAAAAGCGCGTTAAAATTGAGATTTTTAGGGTAATCTTTATAATCCAAATCGCCCACGCCTTCGCACACTCCAAAAAAAGCGTTATTGAATTTAAAGAGGTTTTTTTGCGTGAAGGGTAGTTTTAGCTTTTGGTTGGCTTGTATTTCTTGCTTATGTATCAAAACGCCTCTATAATCAAACGCTTCTAAAACACCGCTCACATCAAAAACCACAACTCGCATTATTTCAAGCCTTTCACTTTAGCAAACAAGCGCACGGCGTAATAAATCAAAACCGCTTTAAACACCGAAAACGCTTTCACTTCTAGCATGCTTTCTAAAAACAGATCGTCGCATTCTTTTCGGGTATGGATTAGAAAATCTTGCGGTCTAGGCGCAACACCATTCAAAACGTCGCACATGTAGTCATGCAAGATCGCGCACTTCAACGCGCTCCCATAGCGTGGGATCACAAAATTAAATCCCATGTTCGTGAAACCATCGCTAGTAAAACCGCTCGGCACGATGAGTTTTTTTGAATGATCTTGCTTTAGATAGTATTCAAACCCTTCAACAAGCCTTAACTTTTTCCCGTCGTTGCTAAATTCAGCAATAATTGGATCGCTAAACTTCCTCATGTCAAGTATTCTTTAATTTGAAATTTTTCTAACGCTTCTAAACTCGTTACAGCTTGGAGGCGGTCTTTTTCTCTGCCATAAAACAAAATCAGATCGCTTTTGAATTTTAGAGCTTCTTGGGATAGTTTCAATAATTGCGCTTTCGTGTGTTTCTTGTAGGTTTTGAAACCTAAAACGCCGTTAGATACTTCAGCGCACCTAAAAACCGAATCAATGCCCGCTATCACTAAAGCCTGTAAGTTCGCTTGATCTTCTAAAGTGAGATCATACGCATGCATGCTCCCTAAAACCTCGCTTTTGAACTCTTTAGTGATTTTTTCTTTACAAATAGCGTTAATTTTTTCTATCGTGAGCTCCTTGAGTCTTTTGAAAATCTGTTCTTTAATCGGTTTTTTTTGATCCTTGATTAGCGTAACGCTAAATGATTCCATTTCTTCTATAGTTTTCATTTCTTTTAACTCCCTTGACTTTTTCAATTTTTTTAAGTATTGTTCTTTCTAGCACCACCATGGGAACTCAACCCATGGTGCACTTTCGCGTTAGCGTCGAGTGAGGTGCTTGAAAATTCTTTATAAACATCATTATTTTTATAACTCCCATTGTTCTTATACATCGTTTTTAAAACTAATTCATTTTTCTTATTGACCGCTTGCTCTACCACTACCGCATAGCCGTTGATTTGCTTGAAAGCGATCAAATTATTGTTATCCGTAAAAATAGCATCCGCATTATCAATAAAGCTTCTATAATTAGCTATAATAAGCCCATTTTGAACACGAATGATTATTTTAATAAGGACAATCAATGAAAGATAGTTTTCTTTTCACTTCCGAATCAGTAACCGAAGGGCATCCTGATAAAATGGCTGATCAAATCAGCGATGCGGTTTTAGATTACATTATTGAGCGGGATCAAAAAGCCAAAGTCGCATGCGAGACTTTAGTTTCTAATGGTTTTTGCATGATCACTGGCGAGCTAAAAACTTCTGTTTATGCCCCGATGCAAGAGATTGCAAGAGAAGTGGTTAAAAAAATTGGCTATACAGACGCCCTTTATGGCTTTGATTACAGGAGCGCGGCGGTTTTAAATGGTATTGGCGAGCAAAGCCCTGATATTAATCAAGGCGTGGACAGAGAAGATGGCGAGATTGGGGCAGGGGATCAAGGGCTTATGTTTGGTTATGCGTGCAAAGAGACTGAAACGCTCATGCCTTTACCCATCCATTTAGCGCACCAGCTCGCTTTCGCTTTGGCTCAAAAAAGAAAAGACAACACCTTGCCTTTTTTAAGGCCTGATGGCAAGTCTCAGGTGAGCGTGCGTTATGAAAACAACAAGCCTGTAAGCGTTGATACGATTGTCATTTCCACCCAACACTCCCCAGAAGTTTCACAAAAGCATTTAAAAGAAGCGGTGATTGAAGAGATTGTCTATAAGGTTTTACCCAAAGAATATTTGCATGACAATATCAAGTTTTTTATAAACCCTACAGGAAAATTCGTTATCGGTGGGCCTCAAGGCGATGCGGGTCTGACAGGTAGAAAAATCATCGTGGATACTTATGGAGGGTTTTGCCCGCATGGAGGAGGAGCGTTTAGCGGGAAAGACCCCAGCAAAGTGGATAGGAGCGCGGCTTATGCGGCCCGCTATGTGGCTAAAAATTTGGTAGCGAGTGGGGTTTGCGATAAAGCGACCGTGCAGCTTGCTTACGCGATTGGGGTGATAGAGCCTGTGTCTATTTATGTGAACACGCATAACACGAGCAAGCATTCAAGCGCGGAGTTGGAAAAATGCGTGAAATCGGTTTTCAAACTCACGCCAAAAGGCATCATTGAAAGCTTGGATTTGTTAAGGCCCATTTATTCGCTCACTTCAGCTTATGGGCATTTTGGGCGCGAATTAGAAGAATTCACTTGGGAAAAAACCAACAAAGCTGAGGAGATTAAAGCGTTCTTTAAGCGTTAA